GCCAGATTACATCCGAAACGCGGCACCGTGATCGTGTTTCCGTAGAGATCTTGCGTCTGTATTTGCTCATCCGCATACGCCGCCGCGGCTGCGAAGCTCGGCAGATCGACTTCGTCTAAGTCCCATCCACACCGCCGCAATATATCGAGCAGAATCCACCCGGGATTGTTAGTGAACGTATTAGTGACAAAACTTCCGTCTAACCCATACGTGTCCAGCTTCGATCCTTCCAGTAACACCGTAATCGCCGGTAAGTTGCTGCCGTCATTAATCTGATTCGGAACGACCACCGAGAGTGCCGCCATGCTCCCGTAAGGATCGCCTAGAGGATTTCCATTCTTGTCGCTGAAATTCGCATTAAACCCTCCCGTTCGCGCGCCCGTACTGAACAGGTTGAACCAGCCCGTTCCCGTCATGTTGGTGCCTGATTGTCCTTGCGGAATCTCGATGCCGTTCACCAACACCTTGATGACGTTGTTGATTTCCCCCATCCCCAGTAACACTTCGATGCGGGTTAGATTGCCGTCGTTCCTGGCAAACACGATACTCGGCGAGTACCAGACGGTTCCGTAAACCAGCGGGACGAAATCGTTGTACAAGGCAACATTCGACACCATCGGCGACCAGTGGCGGCCGGATTCACCTGACGATCGAACCAGCGTCGCTGACGGCACGAATTCCATGCCGCCGAATCTTCGCGTCGCTTGGAGCGAGTGATCCTGGTCGAACATGCCCCGCGCTTCGCAGTCGGACCTGGTGAATCCGCACGTTGTGTATGGAACGGCGCCGTTGAGCATTCCCGCGCCGCCGGGTACGTCCGGGGAATATCCGCAACGGTAGAACCGCGAGTATCTTCCATTGGCGCCTCCGGCGACGGCTTCTTGCCTTTGATCGGACGTCGCTGGAAACTCCCACGGGCATCGCCGCTGCACCCGCACTTGCGGCATCAATACCCGCTGCATGTTCATCTTGTTGACGGCGGTAACACGAAATATGGATTCCGTGATTTCGTCCGGTGGGTTGAAAATTCCTTTGAAGAGAGTAAGAACTGCGGTTGTGGCCGCGCTCTGCGTCAGATCGAAGAAAGCAAAACTGACGGTGAGTGTCGCCCCCTTGAACCCCGTGCTGCGTTCGATTTCTGAAAAGTGGGAGTCGGCGTTGGCTAGCGAGAGCGAGATCTTCGGAATCGCGTCTACGCCCAGGTCTGAGGACGTTTGGATTTCGTAGAGATTATGTTGAAGAACTCTCGCCTGGTAAGTGGTCCCCGATAGTGTAATCTGGTGCGTCGACCAGTTTTCTACTCGGGTATCTGAAAGTTGGCAGGTGAAGAGAAGAAGCGGTGTGTCGGTTACAGCCTGCTCTTTAACTTGAAACGCCGTGGACATTTGTCAGCGAGTCGAAACGGTCAGTGTGCATTGATTGCGATTGGGTCCCGTTGTCGTCACCGCAAGGGCATCCTGAGAAAAGTGCGCGTTGGAGTAGACGCCGCCCGCAGAATAACTTGACTTATAAGGCGACGCCGCCGGCTGCGGTTCGAGTTGAAATCCGTACACATCTGCCGATTGCCCCGCGGGCACCGTGATGCCAACCGTGATGGAATCTGCGGAGGTATTGAGATTTCCACAGAGACTAATCCGGTTCCACGCTGCCTGCGTTGCAAACAAGACGCTGGCCGACGCGTCGGCGCTCTGACGGAATAAAGAGATCGGCAATCCGTTCTGGCTCCGGACAAATGCGCTGAGACAATAGACCAACCCTCCGGGCGCATTGACGCTCTGCTGCACGCTCAGGTCAGACCCAGTCGGATTTACGATCCGCGTCGCACTGGTTCCGCCGCTAGGATCATCGATCCCTGCCGTGAGTTGCAGCAGTGTGCTGGCTTCCCACGTGGGTTGGCCCAGAGCCTCGCTCCACGCCAGCAGGTTGCCCAGTGGGTCGAGAAACGTGAAACCGTTGAGCTGCCCTTCACAAGTGGTGAAAAACTGCTGCAGGCCGGCGATCTCGGAATCTGTTAGGTCCTGGAAGGTGAGCTGCCACTCGATCTGCTCCGCGCCCGCATCCGCGTACTTCACCATGTGCCCGTCGGGGAGTTGGTTGACAATCGTTCTCGCGATGCAACGTTTCTGTATCGGATACTGCCCCGTGGCCCCCGATGACAATTGTGGAAAGTACAACATCTACACTCTGTTTTCCACCACCACCAGCTGTGCCGTTCCTTGTAACTCGCCTTGAACGGTGTACTGAAGCGTATCTTGATTCAGGCTGCAGTTTGTAAAGGTGGTCTGAGTCCAGGGATCCACAAATGAAAATGTACCGAAGAGCCCTTCCTGTGCAACGAAGAATTGTTCCAGCGCATTCAATTCTGCTTCATCCAGCATGGTTAGTTTGATAACCCAGCTCCGCAGTGGGGCAGAGAACTGCCGGTACCTTTGGTCAACGCCATCCAGGAATCGCACCACGAAACTTGCAAACTGATTAGCATTTGTCGCCGGGTACTGCGCCACGGCGCCTGTCTTGAGAGTTGGAAAAACTGCGGGCATTATAGGTCGCTGATGACGTCGTTCAGAGAGTGCATGTTGAGGACCGCTTCACGCACGGCGGTCGCAATCTCTTGGCTGTGGTCCAGGAATGAACGGCTGTCCATCGCCTGCACCTGCACTGTGATTTGCGGCATGGATTGCGGAGTATTGCTTATTGCACGGGGAGCGCCGCTCTGGCCGTAGTCTGCGCCTTCAACCGCTGACCCGGGACCATTGGCGGCTTGAAACTGGATGCTGGGCGGTGGGATATAGGTCGTCAGCGGCGTCGGCGTATTCGATCCTCCGCCTCCGAACAGGCTCATTACGCCGGACAAAATGGGCGACAACCCTCCTAATAGACCGCCTGTTAGCGTCGATACCACTTGGCTGACGGTGCTTGCCGCGCCGCCCCCGTGCGCAGTCGTGTTCTGTACAATCGCCTGTGTGTTGGCCAGCAGTGCTTCCGCTTGCAGTTGGCCTGCCGGCACGAGATTCCCGAGGTTGCGTGTCAATTCGGTTAGGGCCTCCCCGAGTCCTCCAGCACTCGGCGGCACAAGCCCGCTTAGTAGCTGTCCGATTCCCGAGTTATCTGAGGCGGGACCGGTGATGTTGCTCCAGCTACTCTGCGCCACTCTGCTTCTCCAAATCCAACTGTTCCTCCAGGATCAGAAATGCCTCCGCCTGACGCACATTGATATCGAAGGGGAGACTTAGATGAAGCCGTTTCCAGACCAGGAACTCTTCCACCCAGCCGATGCTCTGCGCTGTGATCAACGACTTCGGGCACTCGTCGGTTGAAATCCGTCCTCTGGCCCAGACAACGTGAGGAGATGTTTGCCGCTCCGGCGGCACCCAACCGCACCTTCGTGTCTTTTCCAAACCGGATTTCCGGCATGTGTCGCACTTCCATGCGGTTGGGTTCGAACGCAGAAATTGGAAGGCGACGATCAGTTTTTTCGTTCCGGCTCCGAAAGGCCACACTCGGCCTTTACCGCCGCAACGATTTCGCGGAACAGATCTTCGGGCCCCGTGGTCACAAGCAGTTCCGGTGTCGCTGTTACCCCGTCGACTTCCAGTCCGGTCAGCGCTTGCAGGCCCCAGGTCACGTAAAGCCGGTCGATCTCGGCAGAGAAAAGCGCCCCTTGCAGCTTCTCTTCCGCCTGCTCCCCCGCGGTCAGAAATTCGCATTTGAGCGACAAATCCCGAATGCGGCGAATCAGATCCATCCGTCGCTGGAGCGACATTTTCGCTACAACAAAAGCTACTCCCGGAATGACCTTAGAGTCGATCCGAACACAACTTTCATAATTCATGCTCATCCAAAAGCGATCGTAATCTCGTCGTCCACGGTGCCTTGCGCGCGTGAGCTACTAAAACTCCACTTCAAGCGTGCTTCGCTATCGTCGTACTCGGGTACCTGCGGAATAAGACTTTTCAAGTACCCGGCAAATAACTGGTTCGGCTGCTGACCAAGCTGAATCATGGCACTGATTGGTGACTGTTGTTTCGCTGCCTGATACAGCCCTTGCGTTGCCGCATCGTCCATTTGATACAACTCAAACTCTAGAGTGACGGCGCGAACGCCCGGTGAAACGGCTCTGGGCAGGCTCGATCCAAACTCGTGGGCGCGCATATCTAAGTTATTATTCAAAGAGAGTTGAGCGTCGGTGAGCGTGAAGAACTGGCCTGGCACATTCCCTAGCCAGACCTGGCCGAGGTTACCCGGAACAATCGAATAATCAAATGTTCCTAGGGCCGGCTCAGGAGGAAATGTAGTGAGTTGTCCGATTCCGGCCGTAAAGCTAGTACTGTCCACTAGTTCTTGAGCGATTCCGTTAAACGCAAACTCGTGATAGTCTCCGTTGATCTTGACGCTCATCTGATCCACGGCTGCTCCGCACAGGATACGGTGTACCGCGGAGACTGGATCCCAATAGTCGAACACCGTTGCAGTAGAAAGGTTTGTGCTAGGAAAGTAGGTCGCCGTCGGGCCAGTGCTGGAACCGGGCACTGGGACTGCCGTGAGTGACGCATTCAGCTGGACCGTGTGAGTATCAACGACGGCAGTTACAAACCTGAGTTCTCCAAGATAGGCAACGGCTTGTCCCGCAATGAGCCCGTGCGGCGCAGAAAACGCCAGAGTGGAGCTGGTCGAGCCGGAGCCAAGTGTCGCGCCCGTGGATACCAGTGCGCTATTGCCAAGCGCGGCTTGAAATAGCGGACCATAACTGGGCGAACTCGGACCTCCGGCCCAGGTCGTTAACAGCGTGTTCAATTGGTATGTGGTTTGACGCCGGCCACCAGGCGGTAATCCTGCAAACGTCCGACTGCCTGTTTTGTCCTTGCGGCTAGTCACTTCGAGCCGTTGTTTGGCGGAGAGTCTTAGAGCCGGAATCCGGTTGTCAGATGTAATCGACGGCACTTGACCGTAAGTGGCTTCTGTGGCGCAATAGAATCGGTTCGCATTGGAAGAGATATATACCGGCATATCGTTAGTCAATACTCGCGTCCAATTGGACCGAGATCTTTGCGGACTTTATGAAGTTACGGCCCCCATGCTTCACCGGCCCGAACGCTACCTCGTACCGGCCGGCGTAAAAGAGGCCTTGGCCCCAGTCGCCGCGATTCTGGTTAAGCGTTTGAGTGACCGCAGCAGTGTACAATTGAGAGGTACGATCAATTCCCTCGAGTCGGTCCTGCGATACCCGCACATCGATGATCATCGCGATCGTTCCGGAAAAGCTTCGGAATTTTTCCGTCAGAGCATTGGCCATCTTGTCGCAGTAAATGTAAATGGCCGTGTATTTCGGCTCGGTGCTTTTTTCGGCAATATCGCTCGAGACATTGTCTGTGAAAAGATTGGTGGAGGGAATCGGCGGGATTGTCACGCTTTCCGACTCGGCTAATTCGGCCAGACTTGTGTTCAGGCCACTCGGAGCAGCTAAAACTTCCTGAAGCTTTGATGTGGCCTTGCCCGCTAAACTGAGCATGCCGTTTAGCCTCGCTGCAGGAATCGTGGTGCCTGGGAATAGTAGTTTGGTGACTGTCCGGTTGCCGGTCCTCGGCCCTGCACCAGGCCGGAGGGCGGAAGCAGCCACGTCTGATTTATGCCCAGGGGGGGATCGTTTTGCAGCGTGATAGAGTCGATAGCCGCGCCGGCATATACGTTCCAGGCCACTGCATTTGGAGGTGGATTGGTAGGCCTGACCTGCACCGAGTTTTGATCCGGTGCATTAATGGACGTGACAGGGCTGGCCATTCCTTCTTCGCCGGCAGAATTCAGCCATGCGACTTGCGCGTAATACGTCATCGCGGGTTGTGTTCCGCTCAACACATCGACTTCCGGGGTGCCAGCGACCGCAATAGGATCTGAGACGACCCCAATGCCGGTCTGAAATAGCATGGTTGATGCCCACTTCGCGAGATCTTGGTACTCTTTCCACTTAGCCGCATATCGATCGTTTAGCTGGTTTCCGTAAGCATCACGATAGACCAGTGCCAGGGTTCGAAACGTGTGCCAGAGTTGCAGTGGCGGTGTCACCACTATGTTCGGGAGTTGCAAAACATATAGTGAAGTCGCAACGCTTCCTGGCCACCAGGTGGAAGGACTTGTGCGTGAAAATGTTGAGCGCGAAAATGCCGACGTGAGTTCAGCACCCAACTCCTGTTGCGCGAGCGATATCTTAGCGGAGGCATCGATTCCTTCGTTACTGGCTACATCTAGGACGGCACTATCTTGCGCTGCCAGCTGGTCCAAAGTCGAAATCGGAGCATCGTTAAACAGAGCCATAGTCATCTGCGTCCGAACCGTTTTACCGCTCCTTTGTGAAGCGCTTTGTCTTCATTGGGTCAACCGTTGGTACAGGGGTCATTTGCATCCGATTGGTTGTCGCCTCAGTGTCGACCGCTCTCTTTGCTTCTGCCTTCTTTTCGTGAAATTCCCGCGCGGTCTCGTCGCTCGCAAGCCGGGCTCGGCCGTCGGCGATCATTTTGGCCGCCACCTCCTTGGGGACCTCGGTTAGCAGGCCCTCTTTACCGCCGTCAGGTGTCTCATGACTTACTAAGACCACGAAGGGCTCGGCTATGCTGCTTTCGAACTCTCGAATTTTTTGATAGTATGACTTTAAGTTCATAAACTGGCGGATATGAATTCCAAAACGTCGACTTCGGAATGGTCGTGCAGTACCTTAGGAGTTCACCTGCACCGCGAAGTTGTTCCGGAGGGCTGCCGCTCCGTACAGAACGTCCACTGTAAACTGCTGTGATAACGTGTTTGGTTGATAACTCATGATGACGCGCATGCCGAAATTGCCCAAATCCGCGTACTCTGCGATTGCACCAGTTCCAGGCAGCGGCTGAGGTAAGCGTCGTATCACCAACCCGATCGCGTCTCGGACGAATGCGAGGTTATGGGTCGTCACCGGAGAACTTCCTGTCTTTGCGACCAGTTGTGATCTAAAAACAAAGAAGTCCTTGATTTTTCCAACTGTGCCCTCGATCAGGGCGCGAAGGCCGGCTTCGCCAACCGTTTGGAATTCGCTGAAGCGAGGAATTTGCCGCATTTGTGAATAGGTGCCGGCATCAACGATCAAATGCTTTGGCTGGCTGGCGGGGACCTTTGCTTGAAAGAGTGCGGTTTCGGCTGCATCGACGACGGCTTCCGTGATGGGCGTTCCCGCCACTCCAACAGGAGCGTTCGCGGAGAAACTCGCGTACAGTCCCAAGAGGTCTGACTCAATTCGCTCGGCAATCGCAATGACCGCTGGCTGCATGTAAACTCTCAGTAGATCGGGAACGGCGAGGACTTTGGTGACATCGGGAATCTGAAACGTCGCCTCCGCATGCGTGTTTAGCACGATTTGGGCATTCCCCAAACTAGGGTTCTGCGTGGTCACAGTTCCCCCCTCAGCAATGTTGTTGGCGACAAGCGTCGGCGGAATCGGTACATTTACGGTATCGCCAGCCTGGGCTAGTGTGGGCTCATAATCACGGTTAACAAGGTTTCCCAGGAGGAGGTTGCTAACGAGGGCTGGCAAGGCGTCGGCCGCCACAAGTTTCACAATAGCGGAGGCCACGTTAGTGGAAGTGATTGCTGGCATCGATATCTCCTATAGTTGTTTGAAAGTTAAGTCCTTATCTTCAGCTACGATCCGCGCAAAGCCTGTGCGGCGATCCGCACAATCTCCTGTCTCGCGTTGTCTAGATCCTCGGGGCTCATCCCAGGCCGGATTTTGTCAAGGTCAATCGCACCGCTACCGCCTGGCGGCGATTTATGTGTCACGGGGATTCCAGAGCCGCCCGATATCCGAGCTGGCAAAAACTCTGGGTTCGAACCGACAAAACTTGTAAGGTAATCCTTTAGGCCTACCTCGCCGGCCTCCGTTCTTGCTACCAGCCGTCCCTCATCTGTTCTCGCAATGTCGTCCTTGACGGCCTTAAAGGCCAAATCCACTTTCCCCACGCCCAACCGCTGCAATTCGGCTCTAATAGCGGCGCTGCGCTCGGCCTCATCCGCTATCTGCTTGCTACGCTTGTTTTCCTCTATAAGGTCGTTCACTCTGCGCTCTAGTTGCTCTCGGCGCTTCCGCTCCTCTTGCAGTTCCGCCCGGTAAGCCGGCTCGGCATTTGCCTGTTGAGTGCGTGTATACTCTTCCACCGTTTGTCTTACGAGCGACTGCACGTCGACTCGTTCGGACTCCGCCGAGTCCACTTTCTCCTGCCTAGTGTCCTCCATGGCTCTCCTTATTGTAAGTAAGTGATGCGAATGATCGGTCTATGTCCTCGGCGATTTGATTCTTGACGCTCTGTTGGAGGTCGCAGAAGTACTTGAAGGCAAGCTTTTTATAGAGCTGCTTTTTCAACGTGTCAGAATTAATTCCCAACGCCAACAGCTTTCTCGCATCATCTAACTCAACGCTAAAATCTCCGATGTCGAATTCATCCAGGCCGGAGACATTAATCAAGAGACCGTCCTGACGAGCCGTGTTAATCGCCGACAGAACTTGCTTCATAGTGTGCTTGACAGCATCTCCGTAGGCGCGCAGGACCTCCTGGGTTATGCCAAAATCACGTTGCTTGCTGAACCCCGATTGAGTTGTCTGAGCAGAGCTGGTCCCACCGGCCTGCGCCATTAGGTGGCATACTCTGTAGATTTCGTCCTTGAGGCGTTCCAGATTG